GTCAGGATCTTTATCATCCATCGCAGCAGAAACGATTTTCACTTCAGTTTTTTCTGAAGGGTATTCTTGTTCAAAAGTGATCGGGAAACGCTCAAGGAACGCTTCATTAAGTACGTTCGTACCGATGAACCGTCCATCATCAGAGCCTTTTCCTTTAGTATTAGCAGTAGCAACAACAGTGAACCCAGAAGCAGGACGGACATACTTACCAATTTTTTTCAGGAAAACACCTTTACCTTCTAGAACACTTTGCAAACACATGATTTTGTTGCTTGCGAGGTCGATCTCGTCAAGGAGCAACACTGCACCTCGTTCAAGAGCTTCAACGACAGGACCGTTATGCCAAGAAGTATTACCATCAACAAGACGGAATCCCCCAATGAGATCATCCTCATCAGTTTCAATAGTGATGTTAACACGAATTAGTTCACGTTTCAGTTGGGCACAAGCTTGTTCTACACTTACAGTTTTACCATTACCAGACAAACCAGTAATGAAAATAGGGTAAAATTGACGACTAGAAATAACTTTTTTCAGGTCTGCAAAATTCCCGAACGGGACATAATTACTATCTTTCTGTGGAATAAAGGATACTTGTTCCTGATCGGGAACAACTTCTGCATGAGTATAAATTTGTTCCAGTTTCTCTACCTCCTGTTCAAGATTCCATATTCCACGTCCAGTTTTATAGTTCTTCAGTTTATTAGTCACAGTTGTGTAAGAAACTCCATTGATAATAGCGTAAGACCTAAGATCTTTTGCAGTAACAACTTTGCCGAATTGTTGTTGAATTTCAGAGATTTCCACAGGTTTAGTCATGATGTAAAAGTCAGGTGGTTGTAGGTGGGGCGACCCCTCCGATGCACTTATTATAGGCCATCGGAGGGATGGGGTCAAGCGATTTGAGAGATGAACTTAGATAAGATTGTCTTATTGACCATCTTTCCATTCATATGTTTTTTAAATGCATTTGCAAGTTGTGCTTTAGAAGATGGATCTTTTACTTCAATCTCATTTTCAGTTTCATTAGGATCCCAATAAGAACCATAATGATATGAAAGTTTAGGAGTTTGCATCAAATAAAGCTGTTTGAATCCACAATTAGAAAGTGCAACAGACCTAAATTTAGTCCATTCTTTTTCAACAACTTCCATGTTTGCATCACAATACCTAGCTTGATTGCGAACCTCAGTTTTATTACAGAGACGGAACCCAAGAAGATTGTAATCGACGATATTAGAGATATACTTTACAAATTGATTTGTAATGTTTCCCTCTCCACAATCAATTTTTGACTGATACCGACTCTTAGAATCTCTAAGAACAAACACATCACTAGCATAATAACCATGCATACCAGAACGATGAACTTCTTTAAAACGTTCAATGTATTTGTTATACATTGGATAACAAGCTTCACCGTCAGAAAGATAAATTACATTAACTTTCTGAACTTTCTCTTCACTTTTGAATTTTTCCACAATCTGAGGGGTGGAAAGGATGGTTTCCACAAGGGGAGTCCCCGACAAGAAATATTTGTGGTTTGTATCTCCAGATTGAGAATGTCCGATTGCATTAACATACATCATGGACATCATTTTTTCTAGAGTTTGAGCATTCATCTTTGATGAGAAGAACTCAAACAATCTAAATGAATCATCAACATAAACAGTGTTCTCTACATTATCGGTAGGTTTACCAGGGAAAAAGATCTCATTGTTTGATGCATCAGAGAAAGCATACACACGAAAAGGGATAGAAACTTTTTTACAAAACCAAATCAAATCATACAACTGTTTCATCGTAGATGAAAGAATCGAAGTCATAGAACCAGACCAGTCAAGATAGAACACAAGACCATGATTCTTACCATCAGGAATAGTAGTTACTTTCTTGAACACATCGTCACTGAATTTGTAAGTGTGCAGACGTGCAGTATCAAGAACACCAGTGCGAGAAGTTGATGCACGAGCGTACTGATCTGCGGCTTTCTTACACTCAAACTCTTTGACAAGATAGTTTACAGATTTAATACTATCTTTTTTATATTTGATATATTTTTTCTGTGCATTTTCATACAGATCGATATTGGTATTAGAAGACCATTCATTGAAATCTTCTAAAACTTTTTTAAAGGGTACAATCGTATTGTTCAGATTAAACTTAGGAGTATTAATATACACATAATCCTTAGCTTTACGATCAACCAATTCTTTCTGATTCTCAGTCAGAGCACGATAAGTTTCCGACACGGTTTGATCAGGTTCGGCCCTCCTACCCCCAACTTGAGTGGAATCACCCCCATCTTGAGTAGGTTGATCACCATCACTGTCAAAATCAGATCCATTACTAGAACTGTTTCCAGTTTGTTCGTTACTAGCAGGACCAACTTGTTCTACGTCACTTTCTTCTGGATTAGAACCACCACCAGATTCAGATTGAGGAGGATTGGGTAGATCTACTTTCTGTTGTTGTTCTTTTTTCCTATCAAGAAAGTCAAGAATATCTTTACCAAGTTGAATCACATCATCAAAAGATTCAGTATCAGATGCACGGTTAAGATATTCAATTTCATCACGATCAAAAGGAACAATAGTACGATTGCCAACTACACCAATTTTATAATGAACATTAATACGGTCAATGAAAGACATCTTAGAAAGATCTTTATCTTTCAGTTCAAAGAAATCTTTCTTATCAAGTTCTGCATATCCCTCATAGAATGATTTGGAGAGGCCAGGATAACGACGCTTCATCATCTTCTCAACGCGAACGTCCTCCAGCACGTTCAGGATGTCCTGTGGCACGTCTTGAGCTGCATCGATATAGTCCAGAGGAGTATAAAGTGCATGACCCACTTCATGACCCACTAACATATCATAGACAAAGTTGGAAACATTCTTCCAAATAGGAAGACAAAGAGTACGATTCACAACATCAAAGTATGCAGTGGAAACAGAACGGTGTTCCACATTCAGATTCTCAGTTGCCAAAAGTTTGGCAAGAGTACCTTTAACTTCGGGATTGACAGGCATCGGACCTCATTTCGTATGTACCTATAATAGGGCATGACGATCCGACAGTCAAGGGGTCAACCCATTAACTGTCCTTATCAATGGAGAATACCAGAGTCGAACTGGTGACTGATGCTTGCAAAGCACCCGTTTTACCACTAAACTAATCCCCCAAAAAAGGCATTACGCCTCTGTAACTTTACTGAAGTCTGAGATTTTTTCAAACTTAATATTATGTTCAAATCTATCAATAAGAATTTCACCTTTATGTGAGATCACAAAAACATTAGTTTTGTTATCTAGATTCTTAAGGATTTTCATTAACTCATCAGTAGCATTTGAGTCTAAAGAACTATCAAATACTTCATCCAAAATAAGAAGGTTAGTTGAAACACTATTCTTCATTCTGGCAATTTCTCTCCAGCAGAACAATAAGGAGAGATCGATTTTTTGTTTTTCGCCTTCACTAAAAGAAGCGTAACTAAAATCATCCCTGTAACGAGACTTAATAATTTCGTTGAACTCTTCATCTAGAGTGAAGTTAACATAAAAATCCATTGTAGATAAGTATTTATTAATCAACTTATTGATCACTGGAATATATTTCTTAATGACTCTAGATTTAATTCCACTGTCTTTAAGAAGATTAGATACTACATCAAAGTCATCTTTTTGTTTCAAGAACTCTTTATAGGTAATTTGAATACCATCTAGTTCTTCTTGATATGCTTCTAGTCTACCTTGCATCTTAGCAATGTCTGGTGATTCACTTAGACGTTGAATCTCAGAATAAATCTTAGACATTGATTTTTCATTACGAGCAATCAAACCATTTTGATGTATAATCTCAGCATGATTCCTTTTTAACTTATCTTGTTTATTCTGCATTGCAGTGTACTTCTTATCTAAAGTAAGATGTTGAGATTCTAATTTAAGTAGAGCCTGTTCATATTCCTCAGTTTTAGAAGTAAGATCGGAAATTTTCCGATCTTTAAATGTTTTTTCGATAAGTTGAGTACATGTTGGACATGTATCATTTCGTTGGAAGAAATCAAGATCTTTACATGCAGCAGAATTATTGTGACTGATTTTGAACTTTAGATCATTAATCTTATTAATCTGTCTGTTGACATCATCAAGATCTGTAATCTCAGTGTGAATATCTAAATTCTCTGTTTCAAGAATAGTGATATATCTTTTGATTTCAAAGATCTCCTCTTCTAAAGATGCAATCTCTTTATGTTTAAGTTCAATTTCACCATCATTCGACATTTGCGAATTGCGAATATGTTCTTCCTGCATCTTAACTTTTTCGTCAGCAGATTTTAAATCATACTGAAGTTCTTTTACTTTCTCTTGAACATCTCTGATTCTATCTTTAAGAAGAACATTCATAGTAGAAAAGATCTGAATGTCAAGAATGTCTTCAATAACTTCTCTACGATATGCAGGAGTAAGTTGCATGAAGGGAACAAATGTAGATGATCCTAGAATCACAACCTGAGTGAAACTTTTATAGTTCATTTTAAGAACTGTTTGTTCCAACCATTTTTGTTGATCTGTACTAGAGGCTGCTTGATCTACAAGAACATCATTTCTGTAGATTTCAAACTTGTTTGGTTTAATGCCTCTTACAACATTCCAAACAACATTACCAATAGTAAATTCTACTTTTACAACACAATCTTTTTCATTGATACTATTAACCAACTGTGGTTTATTGATCTTACGAAAAGGTTTGTTAAATAGAACAAAACACAAAGCATCTAGAATGGTTGACTTTCCAGCACCATTTGTACCTTGAATAAGAGTGGATGGATTTTTATCCAGTTCAATTTCAGTGAATTGATTTCCAGTACTTAGGAAATTTTTCCACCCAATAGTATTAAACGTAATCATAAAAAATCAAGGGGCACAACTAAATGATCTCTATCAACAACGGTATATTCATATCCAAAACTTTCACAATTTGTTTTAATTATATCTTCTTCGACATAATTAACAATTAGTTCATCTTCAAACTCATTGGCTTCCAATAAACCAACATATCTTTCAGCGTCGTCTTCCTCTTCAAAGATAAGAACAACTTTTTTATTGTTTTTTATATTTACTGCATAAACACCACCACTTTTAACAGAATTAATAATATACATCAGAGTTCAAATGCCTCCTTATATAAGGACTTGAGTAATGTTTTGACACTGCTTTTATCACAGTTTTCTATTTCATCTACACATTTTTCTAAAAGACTTAGAGTGTCTTCTGTTTCAACTTCCAAATCATCAGAGAGATCATACTCAGTTGATAGATCTTCGATAATTTTAAGTTCTGCTACACCTGCATTATACATCTCCTCAATCACCTTGTCAAACTTGGCAGAGTCTGTTTTATTCTCTACAATAATTTTGACATACTTATTTGAAAACTGACTGTAATCTTCTATGACAGAATCATCATTATAATATTCTTTATGGAACATCGTAAATGGATTCCGATAGAACTTAAGTTCAAGCGTATCAGTATCTAAAATATGAAATCCTCTTTTAGATTTATAGTCATTCCAATATAGTTCGTAAGGATTACCTAAGTAATAAACATTACCTTTATTGGATCTGCTGTGATAATGACCAGATATGACTTTATCAAATTTTTGAAATGGTTCTGTTGAAATACCATGATCCATTACATGCCCAGGGTGAGCCTCAAAACCGTTAAACTCAAAATGGCCCATGCAGATAGGAGACACAGATTTTTCCAGAAGTTCGTAAACTCTGGATCGATTGTCATCACATATCCAAGGGACAGCAAGTACACTAAGATTATCAATAGTGAGTTCAGTAGGGCTATCAATAATCGAAATGTTTGAGTACTCTCCCAAGAGGAGAGATGGGGAATTAATTCGTAGAGTGTTTTTATAGTAGATGTCATGATTGCCTACTAACATGGTCAACTCAACTCCCATCTTCTCAAGAGAATCAAACCACATGTTCTTAGCGGCTTCAAGAGAGTTGAAGTTTACCGATTTGCGTTTATCAAAAGTATCACCTAAACAAACAACTCTTTTGATCTTAAATTTATGTATAAAAGGAATTACAACCTTTGAATAAAAGTTGTTATAATATTCAACAAAAATTTGACTGTCATTTCTGACACCAAAGTGTTGATCTGTAATGAGTAGTACTTTAGCCATTTTTTAATGAACTCTGAATTTTAGATTTGATATAATTCATATCAGATACTTTATCTGCATCGTCAGAAAAGAACATATCATCGAAACCAACCTTATCGATGATCTTAGATTTAATATCCATCTGTCTTTTCTCCTTTGCAATCCTTCTAAGGAAGGCATAGTAAATGATTGTTGTAAAATATGCAAAAGGATTTTTAGATTTTTCTGGATCAAAGTTATCTATGTATTGAAGACAGTTTTCAATACCATCAGAAATCATATCCTCTTTATACATGTAGTTGATAAAGTTAGGTTTATATGATAGATGTGTTGCAATCTTAGCAAAACAAGATCCTAAAAATTCAGTTACCCTAGGTCTGTCTAGATTATTTTCTTTTGCATAATTCACTTCTTTTTTGAACTCAATCAAAGCTTGAAGGAACTGTTTATTGTCTAAATAATTTTCTTTCTTTTTGATACTCATTGATACAGAATTCCTTTCATGTGTAAATTCTACAACAAAAGTCCACATTTGTCAACCAGAGCTTGACAGTGGTTACAAATCTGCGTATAATAACTCTGCTAAGGTTCAAAAGATTATTAGAACTTAAATAAATCTTCTAGCTTCTTTCTCATCTTCTCTACGTTATCGATGAGTCCTAGTTCTTTTGTAACTTCCTTTTTAGATTTTTTCTTTGGGTTCTTTTTAATTAGTTCTTTATTAACAAACATATTATAAAGTAACTTCACTTCTTCTTGTAGTGGAGCAACGGAAATAATTTTATCGTCATCTATAATACAAAAATCTTCTTTTGTAAAACTCATCCACTTGTTTATTGAAAGACCATTTACTATTTCTCCACTGGGAGTTTCTCTTTCAATAACATGTGCTTCGCAAGGCCATTCAATCATTAATGAATAGTTTTCATCCTCATCATCAACCACGATGCATTTTCCGATGATTTCTTCACCGTTGACAAGTTTTACGTTGCAGAATAATTCCTCGTGGGTTCTGATGTGCTTTAACATATTAGTCTCTTAGTTTAACATCAATAATTTCGTAGTCAAAATTTTCTTCATTGTATATTTTTATTCTCTCCATTAAATGATTGAGAGTATAATTTTTGATATTATTTTTTGATATGTTGTCAGCAATGTCATAAAGAACTGCTTGGTTCTTATTTTCTCCTTTCCTTAATACTCTACCTATAGACTGTAAATTTCTGATTCTTGATTTACTAGGAGAAGCAAAAATAATATTGTGTAAATTTCTAATGTTGATTCCAGTAGAGAAAGTTCCATAAGAAGCAATAATGATCGCATTAGATTGAGTTTCTACTAACTCTCTTATGGTTTCACGTTCTTCAGTTTCAACACCACCATGAATAAAGAAAACTTTCCTGTCATTTGACATGCTATTATTTATCAGATCAAAAAGTGGTTCGCCGTGTTTCTCGACATAGTTGAAGAGTAATAGTGTATTTCCCTCTAGATCTCGACATAAGTTACGAATAAATTTATTCCTACTGGTGTTGTTTACCAGATAGTCCATCTCTTCTTGGTAACTTTCAAATTTTCTAAACTGATGATTCAAAACTAATATTCTAATTTTTAATCTAGAAATATGACCTTGTTCAATTAGATCTTTTGTTTTAGTAATCTGATCACATGAACCAAACAAACCTTCAAGAACTAACTTGTTTGTTTTAGTTCCATCTAATGTTCCAGTAAATCCAATACGATGTTTACATTCATGTAACTTTGTCATGATACTAATCAATGACTTTGCTTTGAATTGATGTGCTTCATCTCCAATTACACAATTAAAATCTTTAAAGAAAGACTTTGGTAGTTTGTAAATACTTTGCCAGGTAGTAATGACTACATCACTATCATTTGTTTTTTCATAACCAGAATAAATTTTATGACAGTGATGTTCAGCATTCCAACCATACTGTTGAAAGTCTTTGAATAACTGTTCAACTAGTGATGTTGTAGGTACAATAATCAAAACTTTATTATTACCATCTACATGGTATCTAGTAATACAATAAATCATTAAAGATTTCCCAGAAGATGTGGGAGATAATAGAAGTTTTCTGTTGTACTTTAATGCTTGATAGATTGCTTTATACTGATAGTCTCTAACTTTAAATGGAATGTTTAGATTTTTTACCCACCCAGCAACTGCTTCTGGTGTGATGTATTTGTTGACTTCTCTAGGATATCCATAGAAGTTATTATTTTCTTCTTCATATGTATAACCACGTTCATTGATCCAATAAACCAAATGATCGTATAGTCCACAATAAATTTCTCCACCTGCAGGTGAAAATAGTCTTATCTTTCCATCCCACATCCTACTTCTATACTGAGGCATAAATTTTGCCTCTGGTACATCAAATGTAAAATATTCGGATAACTCGTATTTAATATGTGGTTCGCAATCAACTGTGAGATAAACTTCGTTTTTTTTCTTGATTTTAATATCAACCATCAAGTAACACCCTCTATAAATTTCTTCCACTCAATAGCGTTTTTTATTTGAAAACTTCTATTTGAGATGACTTTTAAAATGGATTCTAGATACGAAAGAACACAATTTTGATACTCTATTTTTAGAGATAATCTTGCAATGTCCTCATCCGAATCTAAGTAAATGTTAAGATCATTTTTTAGTACCTTATGATCGAAAGGATTTTCTCTGTAAACTTCTGAAGGTGCTTTACCTGAATAGTATTGCCACTTATCTTTAAATAAAACTTTGTAATCAAATTCTGATTTTTTCTTTAATAAAAGAAATTCGTTGTATAGTCTATAATATTTTGAGTGTAGTTTTGGAATGTCTAATGATTCTCTGTCTAATTCAAGATCATTAATATTAGAATCCTTCTCCCACATTTCTTGAATCAATTCTAAATTCATTACTGTTCTTCACCTATCATATTCTCTATAGTATATATTGTGTATCTAAAGGTAGCTGATGCCGTAAAATATTCAATGTCTGCACCCCCAACATTAAACTCTAGTGAGCTGATTGATATTGGAAAAAGATCTGCATATCTAATTTGAAAATTATATGCGTAGTTACTAGTCAGAACCATCATCGTCCCATCACTAGTAAAAGATCTAATTCCGTTTTTAATTTCAGATGCATCTAAAAAATTTGTATATCTTTGAAACTCATCTGCAGCTGAAATTGATTTCACCCAATTATGAATCTCAAGATAGTTTTCTAAATTTTCATCAACCAAAAAATTAACAGTTAGATCTTCATAAACAACATCACCTGATAATGGAATCTTTTTGAATGGTGATGGTTGTTCTGGACTTCCCATAGAAATGCCAGGAATAGTCGCAGACTGACAAAGGAAAACTGTTTTTGGTGCTTTGTCTAAAACAAATTTGAAACCTATCGGAGATAGATAGTTTCTATTTTGTAATTGGTTTTCAAACCAGCTCATTTCTTTATAGCGTTTTCAAATATTTAGGCATAAAAAAAGAGGGTCCGAAGACCCTCAAAATAACCTTGTGAATGGATCACATTAGGTTGTCTACAAGTACACGTCTGTAGTATACGTTTGCGTTCGCGGTGAGAGCACCCGAACCTTGTGTTAGACCCTCTGCGAATGGGTTTGCAACCATTCCGTAACGAGTCTTAAATCCGATCTTAGGCTGGAAGGTGTCCTGACCAACGGCACGTACCATCTGGAGAGGTACATATGGGCAATAGAAGAGACCTGCATCATAAGCAGAAGAACCCTTATAACCCATAACGAAGAAGTGACGGTCAGCAACGTTTGCCGAATAAGGATCAACGTAGACCTTAATACGACCGTTGAGAGTACCAACTAGAGTCGATGAAGTATCATCAACACCAGCAAGACCATTGTTGCCATTGATAGCAGGGGTGTAATCAAGAACACCAGCCATGCCGAGTGCAGAAGCAACGTCAGCAGAGCAGATGAGGATGTTACCCTTCCCTCTACGAGTCTGTTGGCCAATTGCATTGGCTTCACGCTCGATTTGGAATAGGAGACCCTTGAACTTCTCAACTGACCAACGACCGTTGGAATCAACGTCTAGGTCGAAGATACCAGCAGTAGCAGTATTGTTCTGAGCACCAGGCTTAGCAATACGGTATACGGTACGAACGACTTCACGGTTGATTTCAGCGAGAACCTCAGTTGAGAGGATGTTCGCTAGTTCGGTCTCAGCATCAAGACCATGGATAGCCTTGAGGTCTTGTGCGAGTTCTA